CCATGAACGAGCCTTTTGACTTTTTATATGTGATTCTTTATTAACATAATCAAACCATTCAGTAATAAGATTATCTGGGTCATCATGCTCAAGTTCGCTATTATTATCTCTATTCTTATTTATGTGTAGACTCATAATTTACATTATTAAACTAATATCATACTTACCAAATGGATTTCCTATAGAACCAGCAGCGAAACAAATTACTGAACCACTTCTTGTTTCTCCTGAATCTGTATCAGTTATAACGAATGTATATTCTCTATATTCGTTCATTCCATCATCAGATTTCTTGTAAACTCCACCGCCAAATTCAAAATCATAATTTGAATCATACAGAAGGTTTATTGCATTTATCACTTCTTGCATCTTATCTCTAAGAGCAAATACATTTGACCAATCATAATCAGAAAATATTCCAATTCTAAGATCATATGTACAATCATAAATCTTCTTAATGACAGTCTTAAATGTTGCCTTTCCTTCCATGATCATCATTTATTTTACATTATATAAATAGAAACAATTATCAAAATTTCAAAAAATAAGAGCAACATTTTTAGTGTTGCTCTTTAATTTTCTAAGTAATCTAAATATTCTAATATCTTTTCTAAAACTTCTATATTGAATAATTCCAAGAATGTTTTTACTTTCTGTATTTTAAATGTAAAATTGCCATCATCGCGGTCTAAAGTTATTCTCATGTATTTATCTTGATTTGTACCAACCTCAAAGTATTTGAATCTTCCTTTAAAATCATCATGGATGTCATTATCTTGATTTACTTCTGGTAAATCGTCTTCATATATTCTTTCTAATTGGAATCTAGGGTTTCTCATGAAAAACTTATGAGTAAGAATTTTATCCCAGATTACTTGAGGATCATCATAAGAATTTCTTGCTTTAACTTTAAGTTTCTCTAATATATGTTGCTTAAGATCTTTCATTATCCTATATAATCTAATATTGCATTTAATTCATCATATGTAAAGAACCATAATAACATTTCTGGATTAAATACCGTTTCAGCAAATCTACCAGCGTCATAATACATATGTTGTTTTGTTCTTTCAATTGTTACGAAAAATAAGTTTTTATCTTTATAAAATCCAAATCTAACCGGTTTACAATACCAAAAATGTGCATCAAAATCTCGACCTTGACGAGTTTTAGTTTGTATCGTAGTTGGTTCAAATACATCGTTTAATTCTACAAGTTTATGCCCTTTCCAATAAGATGATTGTTTAAGTAGTTTATATATTTCATCTATATTAGTAATATTGTGCGACGTTGAACTAACTTTAAGCTTTTCAAATATATGTTGTTTAAAAGTTTTCATTATCCAAATTTAAGTAATCTTTTTCTATCTGATTCTTTTATAGATTCGTATAATTGTTCTTGATCATAATAGTTACCATCTGGACCAATAACATTTCTTTCAAAAGTATTATTTTCTTTAGTTTCCCACCATCTTTTATTTTCAAAACCTTCAGTGAGTTGTTTCTCTTGTTTCTTTAATAGTTGAAATAAATTAACCATATTTTATTAACGTGTATATGTACCATGTAAAATGACAAATTTTCTTGCTGTATCATTAATTAATAAATGTTGATTTGTTGGGTACATTTGTATTAATTCAGATACATTATCAACATACGTATCATACACTTTTATATTTGTTATCTTACCATCAAAAGAATATGTAATGACTTCTCTTTTTTCACATTGTTCTAATTCTATATCATATTTATCTACAACAGTCTTAGTATTATTTATATCTAATTTATAATGGTAATTTTGCAATTGATATAATGGAATATTTGAAGGATAAGTATACTCAATAGCAGATAATTCAAGTAAATTCATCTTCTTACTCCATCTTATATAAACTAAATATGTCTTATTATTTTCTAATTCTATTTTAGATAAATCAAAAACCGATAATTCTGTTTTTTGTTTAGTTATATTAATATTAATCTCTATATTACCAATATTAAATATCTTACCTTCACATTCTCTATTTCCAAGAGTAATTATGAAAGATAATGTTCCGTCTTCTCCACAGAATGTTTGTTGATATGATATGAAACATTCATTAAGAACATTTGTCCAATCATACATATTTTCTGCAATCACTATACCTTTATTGTATTTAGGAGAACTTATTAGTTTTGTATTCAGATCAACATAACCATCACTCATTGAAACGTATTTTCGTACAGCATCACTTTCAAAAACAGGATATAATGGTTCTGATGCATGTTCTGGGCTTTCAACAGTCTCTTGTCCTGATTGACGATTTTCATCAGTCCCAAATAAATCATCATATTTTGTCTTTATAAGAGTATCGACAAATTCTTGTGTTTCACCTAAATCTACAGAACCTTTCTCTTGATATTTAACTAATGAAACTTTAAAAGTTGTTGCTTGCCACATGAATCCTTCATTTTTCTCTTCATATGCTCCATTAACCATCCACATTCTTTTCATCATTGGTATATAAACTAGATCACCTTCCATAGGTTGAGCATTAATACCAAATGCTGAAGCAAACATTGTCTTAGATATCTCAGTTTCCCAATCTGTAGAGAAATCAAAACCCCATTCAGAAAACTCTGGTTTAGATGATGGCATCTGATTGTCTTGTATAATTAACTTAATCTGTTTTACAGAATCAATATCCATTAATGTATACTCTTTAAATGTTATATCTTTTGAACCTACATTTGGCGCTAACTTAAAATAATAAATTGGAATTCCTGTAACATTATTTACAGTTTCAGATAACTGTTGGTATAGACCTACAGCATATTCAATATTTGCATATGGATTGTATTGATTAGGATTCTGGACTATATTATCAAAATCAAAACATTTTGCAAGAGAAGTAGTATAATCAGTTGTCTCAATACCATCATATAGAATCTTACTTATAGGAGCATTTACTTTAGCCCTTATAAAATAATCTGTATCAAGATCAAATAAGTTATTTCCTGCCGAAGCATATGACATCCAGCATGACCATATAACATCATCCATACTATATGACCATTGTAAATCTTCATTATTTAGTAATTCATTATTTGTATTATAAATTTCTAATAATGAAAAATCATTTACTGCTATATTAAAACTTATTACTTGAGATGGTGAGCATGCACCTAAATTATTAGTATTATTCATAGTTAAAAATAAAAATTAATACAATAATTTAAGAAACATATACTCTTTGATTATCTTTTTGTGGATTATTTGGATGATTTACCGAAATATGAACCCATTTAGGTCCAATATTTCTATTACCGTATTCAAAGATTATTTGTCTAAATTTTATCTTTCCTTCATCTGCTAACTTATTTACACATTTCCATAATTTCATATTATTCTCTAATGAAGATGGAAGGACTTTTATGTCAGCAGCTGCCCCATATTTATGATCAGAATTTGCGGCTCCTCCAACAGCAGAATTTAATTTAGGACATCTAAAACAAGAATTGATATTTAGTTTCATTCCTAATTCATTTTGAATAATCTGAACAGCTTTAGCTATTTCTGTAATATTATTTAAAGATTGTTGATCAGGATCATTTTTTATACCCCTTGCTTTAGCTGTATCTGAATTAATGAAATGATATAATGTGAAATCTTTAGTCAATTGTAGATTTGAAAGATTTGTTAATGGATTATATGTAGTCTCTACATTCTCATCAACATTTTCATTAGTATCAGTACTTTCTAAATCAGTATCTACAAAATCTAAATTATTTATTATTGAATCTGATTCATCATAAAAACCAAATGAATGCATAGCACCATCAAAAGTCTTTTCAGTAAATTCAACTATATTATCATTACATAAATACTCAAATTTTACTTCATCTGGTTCTTCAGGAGAAATTCCCATTAATATAAGATTATCTGTTAATGCTTGATTTATAATATCAGAACGTGTTTTAATGAATGCTTCAAAGAATTCATCCATTGTTTTGAAATTAATTTCTTGTTCTAAATATTTTTTATCTACAGATTTTGGACGTTTTTTATTCTTTTTCTTTGGATTAAATACATTAGTAGCGTCATTAATGACTTTCTTAGTGAAATCATACGCCGCCTTATACGGCTTAACAATATAATTAAGCATTATTTAACAATCAGCTTCTGTATTTGTACAATCAAGTAACGTTGCTATTGCATTTGCTTCTGCTATTAATTCCTCTATATCTACTAATTTTTCAACCGGCATAAATCCATCCTCATATTCAAGAACTAAAAGTCCAATTATTGAATTATCTTGTGCATATAAACCAAGAATTATTGCTTCTTGTAATTGTCTTTCTACTCTTAATCTATTATATAACGCTGTAGATTCCTTTTCAAGCGCATTTAATTCATCAATAGTATAATGTACATAACCATTTCCTTCATTTACATCATTAATAATAGGAATTAATTGTGTAGCTTCTTGATCTTTATATGTATTTTGTAATGTGTAAAAACCTTTTGCAACTGCTTCATAAACCATATCATACCAAACAAATGAAAGACCTGTTAAATTTTGTTTGCTATTATGGAATTCTAGAATGAATGCTCTATCACAATTGAATGAATAAAATAAATTATTGACTTTTTGTTGTACGTATTTAGAAATGTTTAATCTCCGATTTATTGAATTTACGTGGTTTATTGATTCTGTTTTTGCATGAGCAGAAAGGGCACTCATCATAACATCACGCATTGTTTCAGTATTTCGTTCTGATTGGGCAATAAATGCTCCAAGAATTTTATCATTCTGTTTTTCTAAAGTGTCAGAAAGACTTTCTGTCATTTTTACAAAACTTTTATCTATAGCAGAAGATGTACTTTCCTTTGACTTTTCGAAAAGTTTCTTAATACCAAAATAACCCAATGTTAGGGCAATTATCACAATCAATCCAGTCCACCCATATGTTGCGTATACATCACTTGTATCTTTTACTATACTTAAAAAAGTCATTATTCACACATTATTACATAATTTATAAATAATAATAATTGAATAATGACTTAAAAAATAACTATTTAGTTAAATGAATTAAATATTCTGATTTATCATCATCAAATATAATGCTTTCAACTGTATATTTAGTTCCATAAATTAATGAAGGTACAAAAATCTGCGGACCACCTTCAGGATCTATAGACATTATCTTACCATCAGAATGAGTGACTTTCGCTATACCATTCGCTGTACATAACTTACAAATACATTTTACATCATTTTCATATAGAAGTCTTAAATATGTATTTGTTCCGGTTACTCTTGTATGTAAAGGAATTATCTTATTCTTAAACTCATCATTTGTATGTACTATCTCCCAAACCTGATCAAAGAGCTCATCATATGTACCATCATTATAAACGATATAATTATAATTCTCTTTATCCATCATATCAAGATCATGCTCTGCAATATCATCTGCTTGTTCAATACCATCACGAACAATATTTATCATTATACCATTCTTACGTTTAATGAAATCATACTCATGAACAAATCTGACATCAGTACAAATGACGTATTTTAATTCTGGATATGTATACAAATTATCAATCTTATTCTGAACACTATTAACAAATATATGTTCACAAATATGTTCTTGACAAACATATGTTCCTACATATACAAGAATCTCTCGTAATGACATATAATAATGATTTGATGAGTGTATATAACTGTCCTTACATGAATAGTAATCCTCTGCAGTAACTATAAGCTCTTCTCGTGGACGAGTCTCTGTATACTCAAAATCTTTATTAATACAAATCCATGAATTGTTCTTATTATAATAGAAATACTGAACAGGTACACCAAACATAGCAGCGCAAATATCTTTCAATCTATCTGCAAAGGCTATACATGTACACATATTATCTTGAGAATTCACGTCCATTGTAGCATATGGGCGAATGTTAGTTGCATACTCTGACTTAAATTTGTTTCTGCATTCTTCTTTATCTGCCCAATCATAATTAAGTATACAATAAAGCATTTTTGCTACAGTATCTTTACCTGAACCTGCATATCCATTTAATCCTATATAAAGCAAATTGTTCATTCTAAAATCTATAATATATATAATTTAATATAGAAAATTTGAATGAACAATTTATTATATTGTTAAAAATTAATTATTTAAGTGATTCTTTATTTGAAATTATTCGCATTACTTCACCATCACCAATCCATCCAGCAAATTCAGAAGCATTTGATGAATTTATATCTGATGCTCCTTCAATATTTATTTCTTTTATATCTAAACGATAATCACTTTCAAGTTTCTGTACTGCTGCTTCATTTGCTTTTACTTTACCAGCTTTTAGATCTTCTCGTTGCTTTTCCCATTTCTTATATTGTTTGTCAATTTCATTATGGATAGTGTTAGTATCACCTTTAAGTCCTAAAAATCTAAAATTTTTATAATTACTAATTTTAGTATGAATAGAGTTACGTCCTTGCGTATACATTTTTTGGATATCTACAGAATCTCTTGGCATACCATGTTTCAAAGATACTGTAACAGTTAATTCTGTTGGAAAATCATCAAGACCTAATGGACCACTATGTGTTATTTCTGCATTAGTTAAAATAAGATTACCCATAGATACAATAGGATTTAAAGGATTTCCAATTGTTACATGCCATAATCCTACAGCATCATTAGTAAGTAAAGAGTCAAATGCATATATTGCAGGGCGTCCTAAACTATCTTTTAAAGAACCTTTTATACCTTTTATTATATCTGCTTTTTTTGCCCCTTCACTTAACAATTCTAGACCTTCATTTAATGTTTTAGGTAACTTGAAATTACCACCCATCATATTGCTAATTGATGCTCCTATTGAATTAACAAATGCATCAACAGAATCTCCAAAATTACCACCATTTAAAATACTTGAAATCAAAGTTCCACCAGCTTCTAATCCGTTTTCTACAAACTCTTCTGCTTTCTTCCATCCGCTTTTATTCTGTGGTGATCCAATTATACGTTGTTCACCACCCCAGAATGTTCCTTGTCTATATGTTACAGATAATATATTAGCTAATAAATCTAAAAATGCAGTTTTTGCATTTATATTATCATAACCTCTTAACTTATATTTAAATGTTAACGAGAATTCATGTTCAAAAGACAATTTACCTTCATAAGTATAAGTATTTCTAATTGTATCTTTTGGTTCATAAACTCTATTTGCATCATATAGGGAACCATTAACTGCTGGGTTATTTGCATATGGAGCAGCAGTATAGAATGCATCTGATGAAGAAGTTCCTAATATAAATCCTAATGATGACGGAGAAATACCCCTTTCTGTATATTTATTATACTCAGGATTGAAAAGATTAACAATATTTCCTACTATACCTCTAGCATCATCATCTTCTTGTGACTCTTTTGTTTGTATTTTTGCCTCAAGTTCTTTCCAGGAAGCATTGTATGAATATTTTAAAATGTCTTCTAACTTATTATCATCTGTACCAAACCAAGTTATAAGACGTCCAACATCACCCTTTATTGAAAAGTTTCCATCATCATCTATTGTTGTACCATGAAAAATATTATCTCTTACAGGTGAATCAAATTTTCTAAGTGTAATAAGATGGTTATTAGAAACTTTTCCAAGATCATTGCAATACATAAAATCTGAATATTTATATCTTGCTTGACCTAAAGGACCATGTCTTAATTTACTTAACTCTACAAGATTTTTAATAGAACAATCATCTGTTGGTTTTATTATGATTTTTCTATTTATTTCATTTGCAGATAAATCACTTGCTGTAGCTGAAATATCTGTACCATTTTTATGTGTATCTAATAATGGAACATTAGGCGTTACACCACCTGCTAATAATGAATAATATGGGTTAAATAATGATGGAGAAGCAATTTGATTATAAATGACCTTTGGTGTGTTTTTAGGATTTCCATTTTCATCTTTAGCTCCTTTTTCTCCAGCAGGACCACTTAAAATTGCATTAGTATATTCTAAAGTTCCTCTATACTTATTTATTGTATCAAAAACTCTATTATCTGCATGGTATTCATTATTAACAGTAAATAAATGTAATTGTTTAGGTTTAGGCGCACTTGGATCAACTTCTTTCATTAAAACTATATTTTCTGGTCCATACGCTTCAACATAATGCATATCAACCACTTTATCAAATAAACCTGTTTGTAAAGATAATCCGTTTTTAATTACTGAACCTTCTTTAATTACATTTGTATTTTTTAATTCTGCCATATTGTTTCATTATAACTATATATTAAAAATAAATTTATAAGAAAAGTGGCAGATCTCACGACATGCCACTTTCAAAATAAGATATTTAGGGTTTAAAATAAGGTTTCTATATCATCTTTAGGTTTCTCTTCTTTAGGTTTAATATCATCAATAACATCGAATATTGTATCTCTAAACGAGTTTGTATTACGTTGTTTTTCCATAAACCTATCGTTAGAACCATCTTGTTCAGAGTACTTGTAGTAATCGTAATCTTTATTTACAATATTCTGAACCTCATCTTTAACTGTATTTAATGATACTTTACTTGTAAGCTCAATATCAGGAAGTTCTGTATTCTCATCAATCTTTGGTAAGTATGATTCCTCTGTTATCTCTTCAGGTTTCATCTCATCAATAAGTTCCTGCATAAAGAATGTCTTAGTAATATTACCACCATATACAGTATCAAGACTATCTTTAGTTTGCCAAAGTAATTCAAATGGTGTTAAAGTGACTTTATTATCTTTAGGTCTTGATTGAGTAACTATAACCTTCCAAAGTTCTTCAATATGTTCTTTAACTACTTCAAGATACATTACATCTTCAACAACAACATCCTTAACATTATTTGCTATCTTGACTGCATATTCATTGATCCATCTTGTTAAATCATCTTTATTTACAACCGGATTCTCAACTGCAAATCGTTTAGCATCTGTTACGAATTTATATATTGGAAAATCAAGTCTCTCTTTCTTAATACTATTTACTATACTTATGAACTTACGAATTCTATTAAGTTTAGTATAATTGATTCTATTCTGTTTCTTTTCAATACAGTACTCATAAATACTCTTAATAGTATCACAATCATAATATTTATAAAGACTAAGAACAATAGGAGTATTACGTTCTACAATCTCAATACTTTCAGCATATATTGCATTGTCTTCACGAATTCTTATATTATTGTCATCTTTACCTCTAAGAATATCAAGATTACCTTTAATGATTTCTCTATAGACATCTATATTATTATCATTGATTCTATTAAGGAATGCAAATGTTTGAGTTGTAACTTCATTATACTTACGATGTCTGCAAGATTTAAGATATTCTTCTACTTCAAGTTTTCTGTTCTCACTTACTTGTTCTGCATGATCTACTTGTGATATTGTATAACCATAATATCTGATACCTTCAAGAAGTACTGTAAGCTGCTTATTATATTGTGAGTATCTCTCTTCAAAAATCTTAAGCTTATACATAGTCTCATCTATATAATACTTACAAGCATTCTCATCATATTTCAAATACTTATTAGCTGCGATAAGTGATTGGATAAGCGGATTTGATTTTGCTTCTTCATTATTTCGCTCAATCATATCATTACATGTTCTGATTAAGTCTCTTGCAAGAAGAAGATCTTCAGTATTGAAACTTAAATCAAGTGGTTGTGTAAAGTAATAATTGATTGGAAATCCTGTATCATCAAGTTTTGGAAGTACAAGCTTAACATGCAAATCATTATTTCTAAGTCTGTTTGCGAACTGTTCAATATCTTGCGGAATCCAAGGTGTATTAAAGTAAACGCTAAATGTATTTCTGTCCCAAATATCAACACCAACAGAAAGATATGTTGAACAGAATATTATATCATTATTACCAATTGTCTTATTATAGTTGATATTATCCATTGATTCATCACCATAATTTGATTTCTTATAATAGAATGAATTCAATTGACGTCCAAAATTCTTATTATCGAGACACTCTTGAATAAGACCAATAAGCTGTTCATATTTTATATTTCCATCATTAGTTGGAAAAAGTACTTTACGTCCTTCAATAATATCATCTGCAATCATCTTTGCTGTCTCAATCAATTGCTCTATTGATGTTGGACAGAAATGAACTTCAAAATCCTTAATACGAGTATCTTCTTTGATCACTTTAATATGTTTGATACCTGGAAAGAATGTAAGTTCTCCAGTTGGTGTACCAGTCATCATAATGATCTTTGCCTTACAGTTTGCAAGTCTTTGAATGGTTGGAGCCATGACATCTCTATATGAAGACGTAAATAGAAGGTGTGACTCATCAAGAACTATATATTCAAATCCTGCCTGATCAAGCTCCATAACATTTAGTCTTGAGAACTTATCAATAGTCATAGACATATTACGGTTTCCAAGAAGTTCATCAAGTGTTGGTCTCTTATTTCCATAATAGTATAACCAATCTTCAGTTGTTTCTGACTTCTCAACTTTAGCCTTGATTGTTGATGTGAATGGAAGAATCAAACATGTCTTAGCTTTAAATGCCTTAATCATCTCTGTCTTACCATATCCTGCTCCAGCTTCAAGAAGTGTTATATGAGAAAGATTCTTAATAATATCATCTTTAATATGACCAAGATATTGATTCTTATTTATATGGAATGTAACAAGATTAGAATTTTGTTGAAGTCCTGTAGGTTGTTCTGTTACTTCTATATCATTTATATTCTCAAGGGCTTTCTGTTGTTCAATATAAACATTTTGTGGATCCTCAAACTTAATATTAAATCCATGATATTCATTCAATTGCTTAACTGCCCAAATACTTATAGGTTTCTGATGGATTTCTGCAGTCTTACAGTCTCCTTTAAGCTCTTTATAAGGTGTATTCTTACATATCTCTAACATATACTGTAAGGCTTTATCATATCCATATATATTTGTTAGAGTATTTGCGAGCTGCCAACGTTGAGCATGCTTATAGTGTTTCTTTATATTCTTTTCAATATCACGATCTGTAATGTTTGAAACTTCTGAAAGGTTAAGATTTGTATCTCTATCGAATGCTTCATTATGAAACCATTCAAGTTTTGAGAAGATTGCTTTAAGGGCTGGATGCGAAATCCAATCAATACTTTCAACACCTGTATCTAATGCAGGTTCAAAATTGACATCAAGACGTCTATCAAGAAAATTTGTACAGAGCATTGCAGAATTATCTGAAGGAATGAAGATACCCTGTTGAGGCTTTGCCATTGCCATATCCATAAAATCCTCAATCTGTTCCTGTTCATATCCTAACTTACCTGCATACTTTGTAAGTACTATATAGACATATGAATACTTATGTCTGAAATTACAAAAATATTCTACTTTCTTATTTTCAGCTTTAATAGATATTGGAGTGATTTTTGTCCAGACGTGTAATGATTTTCCAGATGCAGACTTTGTAATACCTAAAAACCAATGATACTTCTTAAGCTCATCAAAAATTATTGGTTTAAGTGTTTCTGCAATATCAGAATTCTTAATATCAAGGTCAATAATCTGTAGTCCATTCCAATTATCAAATGCAGTTTCACCAACAGGTCTAACTGGAATCATTGAAGAGTATACAACCTTACGGTTTATCTTTTCTACAGTCTTATATATTGGATCATGTATAAGGTCATAAACATTTTTCCAGTTATACATAATACCATATTTTTCATAAACGCTATTACAAACAACACATTCAAGTGTTATAAGTTCAGTATTTACAAATACATCTTGTTCATCTTCTGTACATTTACTGAATACTGGACTTGAATAATGAATTGTTTCGTTTGTTTCATTAAACTTCTGGTATTCAGGCGTAAGCAATCTAAAGTTATTAAGAATATCAGTTATCTTCTTTTTTGAACTATAAGACTTTGATACCTTCTTTAGATATTCGTTTACATTCTTAATTTCTGTCATATTTAACCCTTATTTTATATCTCATTAGTATTAATATAGTAATTTCAGATATTCTCTTTTATTTATTTTTACATAATTAATATAGAATTTATATGAAGACATTTGAAACTTATATAAATGAAAAACTTAAAGTATCTACAAAGGAAGATTTAGATTTTGATAGATTTGTAGAAGAATTCAGAATTTATGCAAAGAACGTTTCTTCAATATTAAAATTAGACCGTTTTAAACTTAATGTCGAATATCATGAAACAGAATTATATATACTTGATTCATTAATTTATGATGAACACGATAATCAAGTATATATACGTGCATATAACAAATATAATAAAAAACATATAAAACATTTTAGATTGTTGAGTATGTATAATTGGATTAATTATTTTGTTTTACCGTTGAATTTACCTAGCCGTAAAAATGACGAAACTGCAATAAAACAAATAAAAGAAGTAACGTTATATTTGTTAAGTAAAGACCCTGAAAGTATGGAGTCTGGTTATGATCCAGAATTTATGTAATACGTTATTTTTATATATATTTAGAGATAATTAATTTATGGCATGTACTTGTACTCCTGAGAATAATGGTATAGACCAATCAATGGAACAATATATAAAGGCTAAACAGAATAGAGAAGATCAATTAGATTATCAATTTGTTCAACGTATTATACAAGAACTTACACAATCATGCGCATTGAATCTTCCTATACCTGCTAGCGCAATACCTCCACTTATTCTACAAGCTGCTCAATTCTTTTGGGCAAATGATGATAGAGCTGTAGAAGAAAGATGGTATTGTCTTCCTAATAGGGAATTCAATAAGTGTGGTCCAAACGCTTTAGCAAAATTACCTGAACAGATTATTTCTGTATTTGGTTGTTATAAGACAACTAATCAATGGGGATATGATGCTCTTGGAGATTTCTCATTAGAGCGTATGATTCTTAATAATTCTGCTATAGCTGCTGGTGCTGGTGGTTCATTAAGTGATGTTTGGGGTTCAGGAGCAGGATATGGTCTTCAAGATGTTACTGCTGCATTATATGAAGTAAATACATATAAAGCAATGTTTGATGTTCCATTGACTTATAACTATAATGAGTTCTCAAAAGAGTTAGTTGTTCTTGGTCAATTAGGTTCAAGTGATCTTATTCTTCAGACATGGCAAAGATGTAAGATTCAAGATTTATATAAAGACTATTACTTCTTCAGATATTGCGTATGCCTTGGTATGAGATCTATGGGACAGATTATGGGTATGTTCGAATTTAAACTTCCAGGTGGAGTAACGATAAACTCTCAAATGTTAGCAGATAGAGCTTCTGAAGAAATGGCAGAAATATTTGAATGGTTACAAAGAAACCATGCTGCTGACTATTTCTTTAATACGAATACGATTTAAAGAAAAGAAATTTCTTTAACACGAATACAATTTAACAATTAATATATATGAAAACTTTAACAAATTATATAAAAGAATCTCAAAAAGTAAATGAAGGTTTAATATCTGAAATTATCCTTAAAGTTCTTGATGCTAGTTTATCATGGTTAGGTTCTGCTTCAAAGTTTGTTGCGGATAATTTAGTTAATGCAACAGGAGAATTATGGAAAACCGGAAAAGGTATGACAAATGAATTTTGGAATGATTTTAGAGAACGTAGTCGTTATCAAGGTCATGGAGTGCCTAAAAATGAAAAGGAATTATCTAGAGCGCTTGCTAGTATGTATGAATATAATAGTTTAGACGAAATACATGAATTTCTTGAGAAATATAAAGATAGTTTACCAAGCGAATTTACAGTTGAATATTTAGTAGGTAAAGCTGAAGCTGATTTATTAAGTGATAAGACTTCTGATGAAGAAAAACAAAAAGCATTAAAACTTTTAAATGAAGCAAGAGTAAAAAATCCTAAGTTAAAAGATAAAATTAATTCAGTAATAAAAGAATATAATAAAAAGAAAAATAAGAAGTAATGGATATAAAGAACGGTTTAGAGTTTAGAACATATTCATTTTCACAATATAATAATTTAGGTAATACAAAGTATGATTATGCAAGATATGGTATCTTAAATAAATGTTTACCTAAAATATTATTTAAAGGAAACCATATTCTTACATCATTCTTGCAAGCAATTGATGTAAGGTTAGTTCTTTTATTTAAAACTATTGACAGGTTAAAATACTTTAAACATATTACACGATACTAAAGGTGATACAAAATATCACCTTTTTATTTTTATATATAAGAATTCTAAGTAAAGTAATATGCAATTTATAGATAATACTGGTCATATATTTGAAATGCAATCATATTCAGAATATCCTATTGGTTTTGAGTATGAAACAACTCCATATATTTTTTGGTTAAATAGTGAGTATTCTAATAAGTTATCTGTAAGGAATTATTATGTACTTCCTGTTCGTATGTTATTTGAATCAACAAATAATGTTAAGTTCTTGGAAATTAAGAATATAGAATCAAATATATATTCATTTGGTAATATTGATTCTGAAAATATTGAAATAAAAGAATCTGAACTAAAGAAAGAAATAAATTTAGATGATGTATATTTCTTAAATGGTATTAAAGGAAAGAATTCATTATTTAAATTCAATATTGGTACATTTTATGTTTTTGGATATGCTAAAACTTCAGGTTCATGGATGACAACAATGTGTATTCATTATATACTTGATGATGATTCAGAATTTTGGTGCCCAATTACTGTTGGTGGAACATACGAAGATGAATGTGAAGAGTTAGTTATAAATGCAAGAAATATTGGTGTACAACTTCCAAAAGATATTATTAGAGCAGTTTATAATGGACAAACAGATACAGATACATTTGACGAACATTTATATAATATAAAACTGAAGGAGTATCTTTTGAATCATATGACTATTAAAGGTCAATGTGGTAATTATAATTCTGTTTTATCTTCATTAGAATGGTTTGGATGGGGTAAAAATATTGAGATATCTAAACTTATATTAACAGATAATGAATTTATTGAGCAGTATATTCATGATTATTTTGATATTAATAATGATATATTAGACTCATTTAAGAAATTCAAAAGTACAACATATATTGCATTATCTGTTTACGCAAATCAAGAAACAGAAAAAATTGAAAAGGTAGATGATACAAAATCTTTATGGGGTGAAGGTAAACCAATTCTTGAAGATCTTTTTAATAAATCTATAGAAGTAGAAAAGAATGGTTTAAAATTTCTTAAACATTATTATGATTATACTTTTAATGAGATGTTATATAAGTTAGCTTGTCTTTCTTATATGTTAAAGAAATATTTCTTACCTATTCATCTATCAATACATTCTGCAACTATACAAGAAAGAGTATTCGCAAATGATATAAAGTATTTGAATAATGTTTCATTAAATCTTACAGAGAAACCTATCCTTATAGGTGATAATATGAATTCTGAAATACTTACTGAAGTTACATTTGAAGATACTGGGAAATACATTCTTTCAAATCAGACGTTAATAGTTGATGATGATTATAATATCTTTAATTATTATAACCATGACTTTGCAAGTAATAGTGATGATAACTTCATATTGATTGATGATAAGCTTTGCGTAGAGATTCCAATATACTTTAATAGTTATAGTAAGACTTCAGAAGGTTTAAAGCCTTTAGAAGAACAGACTTATAATTGTGTTCTTATACTTAGAAGAAACAATATAACTATTCATGAGTCTCATTTTTCATTTGTTAAGAATTCTGATTTAGACTATCAATCATTTGTTGTCATTCCAAAAATATTCAATGAGAATATTAATGCTGATTTTTGGGAGAATGGACAATTTACGCTTGATATTCTTTGTAATGGTCTTTGGTATAGAAAAGACTTTATATTAGATGTTCCAGAATTTATAATGAATTTTAATAAGTTAGAATATCTTTATGATCCTGAATACCATAAACAATTATCAGGATATGATTCTACTTCTTTAAACTTTAATGTGGTTATGTATGAACCTAATTTGGTAACATTCAATGATGTCAATTTTGATAAAGAGATGGTTCATTTATGTAAACATATAGGTTTAGGAGCATTCAGTAAGGCATTTAGTTCAGACTTTAATATAAATGCTGATCTTAAGCTTTTAGATTATTATATTTCATTAACCGAACAATCTGTAAAAATTGTAGATAATGATAAGTATTTAAACAGGATATATATCTATAATATTACTGATAAATACGGAAATAAGATACAATATAATGGAACAGAAAGATTCAAATCAGAAAAGGAAAATTATACATTTACACAAGAAGTTTTAGATAGATATAAAGATTTCTTTACTGTAACAGGAGATCAAAAAATTGAAAATTCTTCATTAAGTGAATATGATTTTTATTTGATGCACGATGATAATATTTTCTATGGAGTATTCATATCAAGAGATACATTAAATAATTTAAATACTCTTAATACTCCTGATGAGGTATTTGAATCTAATGGTTATATATTAAGAAAATATAAGACTAATGATTTGTTCTTAATAAATAGAATGAGATTAGTTGAAAATGAAGGTGTAAATCAATTTACAAACGAAGATGTAGTTGTTGCTTCAATTCAGAATAATGAGAATTTAGCATTCAATATGTCGCTTGGTAGTAAATGGGAATTTAAACATATAAGTTTAGGAGCGGAAGATATAGAACCTGTAACATCTAAAACTAATGTTGCAATAATGTCCGTAGATAAAGAGCATATAAAATATATTAAAGGATATTATAATGTAACAGTTAATTATTCTATAGATGATTACTATTCACATAATAAGACAATGTTTGGAAAAATACTTATAAAATAACATGAAGAAACTCTCAAAATATTTTGAAGATATGGTTCTTTCTCCAGAACCAAATGCATTCTGTATGCTTAAACCCGGATTCAATCAATATAAAGATGAATTCGAAAGACTTCTTAAATTGAATGGATGGAAGATAATCAAACACTGTACTAAACAATTCACACGTCCAGAAATTGAAGACTTCTATATAATGCATAAAGATCAAGGTTTTTATAATAAGTTATGTGATTATATGATAACAGAAGCTTGTGAGTGTTATTCATGTTAT